TTACCCCTTTTTCCCCGTATCGGCATCAGGTTCACCATCAAACAGCTTACCCTGCATCCGATCCAGTTCTTCTTTCTTTACCCGCTTGACCACGCTGTAAATCCACTGCAGCGAAACGCCATACTTGCGGGCCAGCTCGTGGTGGTTGCGCCCGTCGAACTCCTGGAAAATTTCCCGATCGCGCTGGCTGACCTTCCAGACCATCCCCATCGGAAAATAGACGTTCTGCCCGCCCCAGACCTGCATCATGCGGTTAGCAACCGCCTGACCAATCTGGTCGGAAACGGCGGGATCAATATCAATAATCTCGCGGACGGTCTCTGAGGTGTGTTGTGCCAGCTCAACCAGCAGCTCTGGCCCCTTGCTACGAAACTGACTCATGTCGCTCATCGCTTTGCCCCCGTAGCCCTGCGTTGCCACTTCTTCAGCTTTTCAATCACGCTGCTGGCCTGCTCAGCGTTGAGCCAGCGTAACGCGTTGATGCCCGTTTCCCGTTTAACCCAAAGCGTCAGCGCCTTTTCCGAACGGTCACGGATAACCCCCGCGTCGGCCATTTCCAGCCATAGCGCCCGGATTTTCTTCGACTGAGGGTGGCTATCCAGCGGTATCCCGGACTTCGCTTTCCCGGCAGGCTTAATACGGAACCCTTTCTTCTTCATGGATTCCAGTACGCGGTTAAGCTGGGTCATGTCCATGCCCTTTGTTGAGGCTTTTCCCGTCAGGCCCTGTAGCATCTGGCGGTAGGTGTCCTCATCCATCTGGAGGTCATTGCGGGCAATATGAATGAGTTGGATAAGACGCTGTTTATTCATTATCGCCACTCCTTTTACCGGTACCACCGATATAGTCAACATACAGAGGAAGGGCTACAGGCCAGCACAGGAATATAACGGCCCAACTAATCCAGCACCAGGCACCGCTGTATCGTGAATAAAAGCCGGTATGGCGGTGCAATTCAGCCGTACACCAGCCCACAAAACAATACCAGAACAGGCCACACACAATAGTTTCAGCCATCATAAGCCGCCCCCAGTTTCTGCCGTTCCTGGCCGTTAACCGGCTGATGCAGTCGGACGTTTTTCCCCTCTTTGTAACCCAGGTGGCGGGACATGTCCGAGTCACGGGATTTCCCGGTTTTACGGCCTGTTGTTGTTTCTGTATCAGGGTATTTCTGGGACAGCCATAATTTGGCCAGTTCCTGCTCCTCCCGTGACATGGCGAAAAGGTGAACCTCTCTACTTACAGCCAGCACCCAGCCTTCAGCAAATTTGTCACCACGGCTGGTTTTGGTCGTATTTTTGATTCTTTTATTCTGCTGTCGGATATAGTTTTTACGTGCTGAAACTAATTGTCTGGCCAGTACCTCCCATGTATATGACGCGAGTTCAACCCGGTCTTTATTACCGTAAAAGCCGACGCTGGGTTTAAAACCAGAATGAATAATAGACTTAACGCCGAAAGCATCCTGAATAATACCCAGCAGGCCCAGCATGTAACGAGGTGGATTAACGCTACCTGCGGCCCAGTAGCCGCTGATGCTTTCATCAATATCACTGAGTGCCAAATCATCCTGGGTGATGTTATACGCCAGCATCAGCTTCTGGGCGCGTTGCAGTGCCAGCGCTGCTTCGTGGGGGTTATCGGATTTAGCCAGCGCCAGCAGTTTCTTTAACTTCTCCAGCACCTTCTCATTATTCTGCTGCATAAGTTACCCCCAGGCGTTCGGCAAGACGTTCCAGCTTTTTCTGCTTCTGGAAGTCAATGAGCTTATCCATTCCGTTAATACGGAACTGTTCGATCATGATCTCGACGTCTGCCATCTCACCAGCCAGGTCAACCTCGTTGCCCAGCCCGTTCATATTACGGGCCGCCGCAGCGGCCAGTTCAGCAGACTCTTCCATCAGCTTCAGTGCCTGGGCCTCCGGCCCGAAGGTTTTCAGGGCCAGATGGTAGATCGTTGAGCGGTTGTATAACTTCATACCTTTCATCTTCTTTCCCCGTATTAATGGCGTGATACGCCGATGATCCTGACGTGGCCTTCCTCAGTAATTTCCAGTTCATACAGTGGCGGTAGTTTTCTCAGGTGGTCACTGGTTGCGTGAAGAGCGTAAATGGCCTGATCCAGACCATTGGTTGCGACGATGGCATGTGAAGCCATGCTGATTAATTTGATTAACACCTGTCGAATATGGTTTGGGTTTTCACAGCCACACACACTGATATATTCCGCGACAATTTCACGGGTACGCTTTTCGGCTTCCTTCGGAGTAATCATTGCTTGGCCTCGCAGGGGATAAATTCCATTGCCGGAACTTCTGAGTAGTAGTGCTGGCTGCAGTGCGGACATACCAGCGTGATGAGGACAGCCGGGACATGTTGTTTCCCGGAGATGATGATGCTGGCTTCGCTGAACTTCAGCGTGGTGATACCTTTCTTGCAGTTGGAACATTTGATGGACATGATTTATTCCTCAATGCTGTTTTCGGCGTGCAGAAGCCCACGGCGCTGACGCCGAAATAAAACGAAAATGAATTAAAATTAGATGGCAGCGATATCTAACGGAATATTTACCAGCTTCCCGTTTTTATCTTTCTCCCGGAAATTAATATAGGTTTTGGACATCGCTACCTGCAGTGATTCCGATATCGCCTCCATCGCTTTATTCCAGCGTTCGTCCTGGATTTTGACCCGGCGCAGGGAAAGGATACGCCCGGTATTCAACTGGCCCTCTTTATCCACCTGGAAGGCATCGCTGATGATGGCCCGCAGGTTAGCGTTCGCGCCCTCAGACCATTCAGTGACGCACTCGTCAATCAGGTCTTTGGCAATCTGCAGCTCTGGCCCGAAGGTCAGGGTTTCCTGTACGCGAATGGTGATCTGCTGGCTACCGTCGAAACTGCTAAAGGTCACGTTGCCTTTGGCACCCCCACGCGTTCTGCCGTACTTCTCGGCCACAAGGTCAAGCCAGGCATAACACTCGTCAAAGGCGCGGCGCTTGAAGTAGGCAAGCTCATCGCGTTTAGCCTTCGCAGCAGCAACCTGTTCCTTAACGAAAGTATCCATCGCAAGGTCATAGTCAGACACCTGGTCAACCGGCACCAGGCGCCCCTTGCGGTCTTTCATATAGTCTTCTTTATTTACTTCACTCATCTCTGTTCACCTTATGGTTAATGTAATGACTCTGACCAGGTAATACGGCAGCCATGCAATTCGAAGACGCCCTGTTTAAAGCGCCCTGAACCGTCATGCCCCATATGGGTATAACTCGCTTTTCCCTGCTCCAGCAGGCGGGCGCAATAACCGTTGCGAGCAATACGAATGACCGGCTTACTGCCCGCAATCATGACGCTTTGCACCGTGGTATTCATGGCGTTAAGCGCCGCAATAGCGGAACAAACATTACTCATCTGCTGGTTGATATTGATGATAGATTTCATGGTTAAACTCCCTTAACAACGTCAGCATTGACCTGCGGAACCCCGATTTCAGCGGCCAGATTCATGGCGGCTATCACCAGGTTACTGACGGCCAGCGGATACAGCAGGCTGACCAGATTCTTGCGGCTGCTGCCAGGGTTACTCAGGCGGGCGCGGATGGCATCCACCGCACTGGCGTCCATGATGTCGGCCAGTTGTTTACCGACGCGTTGCAGTTTGAACGTCAGAAACTCTTCCAGACTGTTGTCCAGCGGCAGCAGTTCCACCACCTCACAGCGCTGTACCACTTCGCGCACCTCCATGTTGCGTTCAGACAGCTTGGTGGCCAGTTCGGGCTGGCCAATCAGCACGATGGACAGCAGCTTTTTAAAACCGGACTCCAGCTCAAAGAAGCGCTTGAGGTGCTTCAGTGTCGGGATGGGCAGGCTGTGGGCCTCTTCAATCACCAGAACGTGACTGAAGCCTGCCTGACAGCTGTCTTTCAGGACGCGATGCAGCTGGCGGAAGCGGGCGTCCTGGCTGCGCTTGATGTTCTCCAGTGGCGCGATGGTGCTGATGATGGCTTCGGCGATGGCTGCAGCCTTCAGGGTTTTGCCCTTCACGTCGTTGTCTTCCATGGCGATGATGTACGGCTCAATAACAATCACCGGCGCGTTCTCGCGGTTGATGCGTTCAATCAGGTCGCGGCGCAGCGTGGATTTACCCGCGCCGGACTCACCGATAACCGCCATAAAGCCGCCATGGCGGGCCGTCTGATATAACGCCTCACGCACATAGCGGATATCCGGCGTGGTGAATACATCGTCCGCGCCCTGCATGGCGTCATCGGCGAACGGGTCGCGGAACAGGCCAAACGCTTTTTTGGTTGCTGGAAATAACACCTGCTTTTTAAGTAACATGTTCTCTTCCTCACTGAGGTTGGTAGTACCCGCTGTACGGGGCGTGGCAGCGCCCTGTGCAGCATCAAAACTCTTCGCTGTATCAATCCCCTTACTTGCCAGAAACGACGCCAGACGCTGGCGCACATCCTCCGGGCTGGTTCGGGGCCACTCGTTATGGTTCACAATCTGGGCCAGGGTGGCCTCAGAGACGGCGACGGCTCTTGCCACCACCGCCTGTGGGATGCGGGCCTCTTTAAGCTGCTGCTTCAGTACCAGCATGTTTTCCTCCTCAGTTGCCGTTAACGATGCTGATAATGCCGTTACGGGCCGGGCCAGCCAGCGCTGTCATCACGTCGTCCAGCGCGGCTTCAGGTACGCCATCCGGGTATTGCGCTGTCAACTGGCGGTAGTGTTCCGGCGTCCAGGTATGGCCGCTAGCGCTGAACTTCTCACGCAGGGCTTTCGCAGCCTCCACATGGGTCAGTGGACGCTGCTCAATACGTGGCCCGCGCACGTCTGAAGCCTGACCGCGCTTCGGCATATAGGTCGGAAGCGTGGTGTCGTCGATATGTTTGTACGGATCAAGTCGCCCGCCGAACGGCAGCGCCTTCGCCTTACGTGCGGCAGCTGCGTCAGCGGCGTTATCCGTACCGGTAACCAGCTCTTCGATCTCTTTTGCCGCCGTCTGCGCCGGAGTTTCTGGCAGAGCCTTATAGTTCTGGCCGAACACCGCTGCGCTTTCGGCAAAGCCGAACTCGTTCTTTCTGACCTCTTCGACCAGGAAGAACGTCTCGTGGCCATCCTCGCCGGTCAGTACCACCTGCGCCACATCGCTGCGCCATGGGTTACGGGTAATCATCAGTTTTTCGCCGACCAGTACGCCCGGCACCGTCGAAACATCAAATTCAGTTCCCCGGAACGGTACACGCAGTTTTGATGTGACCTTGCGGCTTTCCGGCGCAGCCACCGCCAGTTCTCGGCATACCTCAACGGATGGCGCTTTCTTCAGCTGTTCAGCGGTGATTTTCAGCCAGATATCGGTGCGGGTTTTACCGTGGCGGCTGTGGACAGCCGTGGCGTTAAAGTGGCTGCGCCATTTAACGGCCAGCGCGTTCAGCTCGTCCAGGCTGTGAACCGGCTGGAATTTCAGGCCTGGCTCCAGCTTACGTTCGATAATGTCGCGGGCCTTTTCCACCTGCCCGGTGGCGCGGGCGTTATGCGGCTTGTGTGCTATCAGGTCGATGCCCAGCGAGCGACACATGTTTTTCGTCATGCCTGCGGTGTTCGCCGAACCGGGATCGAGATAGAGTATTTTCGGCACACCGTGCAGCACATCGGCACCACCGCGTTCCTGCATGGCGTTGATAAGAACAGAACAGAGGTTTTCACCTGATTCCGCCCCCATCACGTACTCAACGTAAATCCAGCCACTGGTATGGTCGGTAATCTCGTAACTCCACACGCGGTCACTGGCGATACGGGCGATATTGGCAGGCTTGTTCTTGTAGAACTTCGCGCTGTCCATCACCTGCAGCCCTTTATGGCCGTTGCTCAGGTAGTACAACGTACAAAGTGAAGCGTCGATTTCCCAGACGTGGTTGGGGTGCAGGCTGGCCACTTCGCAGGACGGGGTCGGTGCGTCCAGCTGTTCCGGGTGTAGACCATAGTTGCGCAGGGCGCGGCTGATGGCATCTTCCGATAACGGGAAAAACTCGCCTGTCGTCTCATCCGTTCTTCCTGCTGTGATAAAGCCGTTTGACCGCAGGGTCTCCACGGCGTCGGCGATGGAATACAGGCGCTTACCGTTCTTACGGGTGGCCTCGCGCAGCGTGGCGGATATCAACGCGGCTTCGTCGCGGTTCAGGGCACTGCGTCCGGCATCGGCGCGTTTCTTACGCTTGTCAGTCACTGATACCTCCTTCAGCTTGCGCAGCAGGGTGGCGCGGGATATACCCAGTTCAGCGCAGGCGGCGTTGTATATCGCACCGCGCTTACCATGCCCCGCGTCACGTGCCGCGCGGGCAACAGAAACCAGTCGTTCAGTCAGGGCGGCACTCATCCGTTATTCCCCCGCGTTATGGGTAATTTGGGGTTCTGGGTCAGTCAGCCATGAGGGGGCGGCGTTGCCAGTAGGAGCTGCTTCGAGATCGAATGTTTCACGCAGGGCATGAATACCTCGTTCCACCTGACAGACCAGGCCGGACATAAAGTCTTTCGGGATATCCAACTGATGCTCGTCACAATAGGCACTAAGCGTACTGAAGGCATTGGACAGATGGACAATGACGGCGGCCTCTGCTTCAGTGGCTATTGCTGTCACTTCCGCCCGAATCTTCTTTACCTCTTCATCTGGTTTGGGGGGCTTGATACGAGATTTTTTCTCCAGCTTTGTGGAGAGTGCGTCGATTTTCTCGTTTTTATCGGCAAGAACACGCTGCTGCGCTGCGTTGGTTTCTCGGGCTTCACGCAGGGCGGCTTTAAGTTCGCGGCTGGTCATGCGATCAATATCGTCAAGTGTTGCCCCGGCGACGGTTCCACCATCCGCTAAAGCATCAAGTTCTTCGTCATCCAGAACCATCAACTCATACAACTTGGTTTTGCCTAAAACGGTCAGCGCTGTCCGTTTTTGGGGTTCATCACTATTCCCCAAGAATTTTACGCTGGCCTGCATCATGCGACGTGCAACCCGAGGTTCTAGGCCAAGATCATTCTCAAGAATATTGATAAAGTCGCCGTGAGGTTCATTCTCTTTTAGGATAATCAGTCGCTTACCTGCTTCCAGCATAGCTTCAGCACTCTGTGCCATGTAGAAACGAGTCTCATGAACGATACGATCGCGTTCATAAGGCAGGCCCTCACCAAACTGCTGCATGATTTCAAGGCGATGTTCGGTCATGGCGTTAAGACTAACATTAAGACCATCGCTCAACGGCGCATCTTCCACGAATTCAGCTGGTTGTGATTTTGTACGTCCCATTTCAACTCCTTAACGACTGCCAGCCATAACACGCTGGTTAATTTCATTGATACGATCCTGCGCCCGCGCCATCTCGTTGCTGTGTGCCATGGCGATTTGTAAAAGCTGTACTCCAGGGGCAAAGCGCCCGTTATCCAGCTTCATCGCCAGCCCTTCTTCGATAAGGGTATTTAGCGCCCGGTTGATGTTGGCGGGGGATTCACCCAGAGCCGATGCCAGTTCACCGTTAGAAACACCGTTCAGCGCGTGACCGCGCAGCGCTTTAAGGACGCGCAAGATTCGTGCGCCGGAACTGGATGTATTAGGTTTACTCATGACGCCTCCTTCAGGATGCCAGGGGTAACTTCTTTTCCTATTACGACGGAGAGATCGCGCAAAATTCGATAGGTCAGACGACCTCGGGGGAGTTCGCTTTTGCCTGCCCAGCGACTTACCGCCTGGGTTACCGTTCGCGGTTCATAGCCTGCATTAAGCGCGAACTGGCGCAGGCTACTACCGCGTTCAATCAGACGTGCCCGAACTTGTTGTTTGTTCATATGCACCGTGTTCCTGTTAGGTTATGATGTACTCAATATGAATAAGTGTACTTATTCAGAATGAATAACTCAAGCAAGGTTTATTTAAAATGAATAAAAAGGCCGTTGATGCCGTGCTTCTGAGACTCATGTCACTGTTCCAGGTCGATAACGATAGTGAGCTGGCTCGGGCACTGAACGTTAACAGACAAACTTTAGCCAGCTGGAGAAAGCGGGATTCTGTGCCTTATTCAATTTGCGTAAATCTCGCAGAGGAAAGAGGGGTATCTTTAGATTGGTTGCTCGCTGGCAAGGGGGATGACACATCGAAGGAAGCTGAACCTGCTACTCAAAACCTAAGCCAAGCCGACCTCAAAATGCTTGAGCTACTTAACCAGTTAGATCCCGAGGTTCGACGAGACCTTATGCGAGGCGCTGAAGAAAAACAGCGAGTAATTGAAATGGAAAGACAGCTTAAGGAGTTGTCTGCCAAGTTAGAACGCCTGAAAAATACGGGTTAATCTGTTCCCATTAAGAACATTAAAGGTATAAGGATATGACTATGCGCAAATTATTTTTACCGTTGGTATTTGTCTTGTCTGGGTGTGGAGATAATGTTGATCCTACTGATATCTCCACTCCAGCTAAGGAGCAGCAGGTTTTTAGCGTTGAAACTAATAATCCAGTTGTAAAGCGTGAATTGCCTTTTATCCGTCAACAACTTCCCGGTTTAGATAAGTACGCGGGAAGCTTTGAAAAATTCGAAGTATCTGAGGATAGCGTACGCTCGGTGACAACGGTTCAGTTTCATATCAAAGATGAGAATAATATCCCGAGTGATTACATGGCCTCTGGCCATAATTGTTTTTTGTTCATATCAAATAGTGTCCATGAAGTGAAAATATCTAAATCAGCATGTCAGGCTGTTTTTTTCGATAAAACCGATGTTCCCGGAGGAGACCTGACCGTGAAACTGGACAAGGAACATGTGCCTATGACCGCCGATGGTAAAGCCCCGAGGACAGGTTGTTTGAAAGTTTTCTCGCCAGAGCCTGATAATGACTATTGGTCATGCCCGAGACAGGGCTAAACATTCAGGTGGTGCTGCATAAGCAGCTCCACCTGAGCTACCCCCATCTACCCATCAAAAATTACAAATCACCAATTCTTTCCGCAGGGTGGCTTTTCCAGTCACTTTCAGGTTGTAGCTGATATCCACCGTCTGAATGTTCAGACCGTTGAACGCCTGCCGCATTTCAGGGATATCGTTCACCGATATTACCATCTTCCCTTTAATGCTCCGGGCCAGCGCTGCCATGCGGATATAATTGCCTGGTGGAAAATCCACGCCATAGCCTTCCGTTCCCCAGTATGGCGGGTCGCAATAGAACAGCGTATGCGGGCGATCATAGCGTTCGATACACTGGCTCCAGTCCAGATGCTCTATCAGCGTTCTGGACAAGCGCAGGTGCGCCATCGACAGTTCTTCTTCGATACGCAGCAGGTTAAAGCGCGGCGCACTGGTGGTGGAGGTTCCGAAGGTGTGATCGGCCACCTTACCGCCAAATGCCTGCTTCTGCAGATAGTAGAACCGGGCCGCCCGCTGAATGTCAGTGAGCGTTTCTTCCGGGGTGTCCTGCAACCACTTGTAAATCTGGCGGCTGACCAGCGCCCATTTAAACTGACGGACGAACTCCTCCAGGTGATGCTTCACCACCCGGTAGAGGTTCACCAGTTCCCCGTTGATATCGTTGATGACTTCGGTCTTGCTGGGTGCCTTGAGAAAGTAAAGCGCAGCTGCGCCGCAGAACGGCTCCACATAGCAGGTATGGGCCGGGAACAGCGGCAAAATATGCTTAGCCAGACGGCGTTTGCCGCCAATCCATGGAACGATGGGTAAAGATTGTTCTTTCATTATCCGTAAGCCTTTTGCAATCAATGAAAATATGGCAGGCTAGTCCGGTCTCGCGAGACTGACTGAACCCTGGTCGGCTCACAGCGTATACCTGTGGGTTGATGACCAGCCCGGTGTTCGCCGCACCGGGCTGGTCGTTCTTTCAAAGCCATGATGCGGCGCTGACCCATCGCCTCACTATTAACGCTGTTTAAAATCCCTTTCCCCTGACATTTGTGATGCTGTCTCCACTACACAAGGAGACGCACCATGAAAACCATTAAAAAATTCATTCCCCCTGTTAAAAAGCCCCGTCTCAGCGGCTGGCTGCTGACTGCCGTGCTGCTGCTCGGCACCATCGGTCTGGTCTCGCCCCAACAGTTGCCGGTGGTGGTGTACAAGCTGTCGCTTATCACGCTGGCGGCAGTGCTCGGTTACTGGCTTGACCGTTCGCTGTTCCCCAAGGCACGCCCCGGTCAGTATCTGAAGCATGATGAAAAGCTGATGGCCAGTGGTCGTTTCCCTGTCCAGACCGGCCTCCATCTGGTGTTTTCTGCGGCTCTGATCCGCCGGGCGCTGATTGTTGCAGCGGTCTGTCTTGCCGTAGCGACGGGGCTGTGATGATGACTCTCTACATGTACTGGCCCCAGGTTATCTGGGCCGTAATGGTGCTACTGGGACTGGGTATTGAGCTGGCCCGTCACGGTCAGCCCCGCACGGGGAAGCACAGCTTCTGGTGGCAATTGTCTGCTACAGCCCTTGTGGCCGGGTTGCTCTGGAGTGGTGGTTTCTTCCGTCAGGCCAGCGCCGCCCAGCCGCCGCAGGCCGCGCTGCAATATCGCGATGATGTGATCCGCAATGCCCGGCTGGAATGGGGACTCTCCGCGCCGGTGGCGGACTTCGCGGCACAGCTGCATCAGGAAAGCGGCTGGCGACCTGATGCCATCTCGCCGGTGGGCGCTCAGGGAATGGCACAGTTTATGCCCGCCACCGCCGACTGGATAAGCCAACTGGTACCAGGGCTTAACAGCCGTGAACCCTTTAACCCCGCCTGGGCTATTCGGGCGCTGGTCAGCTATGACCGCTGGCTGTGGCAGCGCGTCAGCGCCGCCGACAACTGCGAGCGTATGGCCATGACGATGTCAGGCTACAACGGCGGTCTGGGCTGGGTGCAGCGTGACAAGCGTCTGGCCACGCAACAGGGGCTGGATGGCACCCGCTGGTTCGGTCATGTCGCCACGGTTAATGCCGGGCGAAGCGCCGCCAACTGGCGCGAGAACCGCCACTACCCGCAGCGCATCCTGCGGGAGCTGGCTCCCCGTTATCTCACCTGGGGAGGCGGCAGCTGTGTGGACTAGCCTGCTGAAAAACCTGCCGTGGCGCAGTCTGCTGCTGGCGGTAGTCATAAACGCCTTTCTGATTGGGCTTTATTACCTGGGCTACCGGAGTGGGCATGAAAATGCCTCACGTGATGGAGATAAGGCGATAAGCCAGCTGCAGTCAGCGTTCGATACGTACAAAGCGGAGCAGGCAACGCGTGAGAACGCTGCGCTGAAGGCCTGGGCACAGCGTTATCAGGAACAGGTTGCAACCGGGCACCAAGCAGAAGCCGGTTACCTGGAGCAGATAGCCCGGCTGGAGAGCCGGAACCAACAACTACAGAGGCAGGTTAACGATGTCACACAGCGCTGGATTGATGAAAAAGGTAAGAGCCATCCCATTGAGTGCGTGTTTACTCGCGGTTTCGTGCGCCAGTACAACGCCGCACTCGGGTATGACGACGCATCCGTCGACACCGGTCATTCAGACACAACTGCCGCCGCTGGCACCGGCACTGGCGCAGCGCCCGGGCAGCCTGAAACCACTGGTGCCTGGTTACGCGACTCAGGCGTCACCCAGCGTGACGTCCTCGCCAACATCATCGACAACGCGAAGCAGTGCCGCATCTGGCGCAGCCAGATAAACCGGCTGCTGGACGAACGGGAAGGATTACAGAAATGACGTTGCAGGTTGAATTCTGGACGGTGGTGGGTTTTCTCATCACCTTCATGAGCTTTGTCGGTGGTATTGCGAAGTGGCTGTTCAGCAAGGCGGAGGAGCGTCAGGCGGCGCGTTTCGCCTCCCTTGAACAGTCGCTGCAACAGTCCACCTCTAACTGGGGTGAACTGGAGAAAGAGTTCATGCGCTTCCGGGCTGAACTGCCCCTGAACTACGTCCGCCGCGAGGACTACATCCGGGGACAGACGGTCATCGAGGCCAAGCTGGACGCGCTCTATAACAAACTGGAAGTGGTACAGGGGTACCGCCATACAGGAGGTCACAATGGTTGATATCGCCCGCGTGCGCCGGGAGTCCCTGCGCTGGAGTCTGCTGGTTGCCCTGAACAAAACCCGTCCGTATACCGCCAGCGAAACGCTGCTGCTGGACGTGGCCCTCGCCATCTACCCGGATACCACGCCGCTGGAGCTGCGCCGGGAGCTGGATTATCTGTCAGACCGCAGGATGGTTGATCTGGAGAAGAAGCCCTCCGGCGACTGGTTTGCTGACCTGACCCGCCTTGGCGTTGACCTGGTGGAATACACCGTGGAATGCGGCCCCGGCATCGCCCGCCCGGAAAAGTACTGGAGTGAATGATGGCCAGACGCAGCACGATAGAAAAGCTGCCGGAAGACGTGCGTCGCTGGCTGGAGCGGGCGCTGACTGAATCCGGCTTCAGCGGGTATACCGAGCTGGAGTCCCTGCTGCGTGAGCAGGGGTATGTCATCAGCAAATCCGCCATTCATCGCTATGGCCAGAAGATTGAGCGCCGCTATGGTGCCATCCGGGCGGCCACAGAAGCAGCCCGGATGCTGACCGAGGGTGCGGCTGACGATCAGGATGCGCGTTCGGAGGCGGTGATCGCCCTGATTCAGACCGAGCTGTTCGAGAGCATTGTCCAGTTGCAGGAAGCGGAAGAAGGCGACGTCGACCCCAAAGAGCGCGTGGCGCTGCTGTCAAAGGTGGCGAAGAACGTGGCCACGCTGTCCCGCGCGTCCGTCAACCTGAAGAAGTTCCAGACTGAAGTCCGCGCCAGAGCGCAACAGGCGGCCAGCAACGCCGAGAAAATTGCCCGCAAGGGTGGCCTGTCAGCCGACGCGGTACAGGCGCTGCGCCGTGAAATTCTGGGGATTGCCACATGAGTCAGCTTGCGCCAGTAATACCCGATACCTCCGGTTATGACGCGCCTCCCGTTCTGCTGCCCTACCAGCAGCGTTGGGTGGCTGATACATCGCCGTTCAAGGTTATGGAGAAAAGTCGCCGTACCGGTATCACCTGGGCTGAAGCCTCCGATAACGTGCTGACCGCCGCATCCTCGGCAGCTGCGGGCGGGATGAACGTGTATTACATCGCCTATAACCAGGACATGACCGTTGAATATATCCAGGCCTGTGCCATGTGGGCGCGGGCGTTCAACTATGCCGCCAGCGAAATCGAAGAAGGCTTCTGGGAAGAGGAGGAAGAAGACAAACACATCAAGACCTACACCATCAAGTTTCCCGACTCCAGCTTCCGTGTTGTCGCGCTTTCCAGCCGCCCGTCTAACCTGCGTGGCCGTCAGGGCGTTATCGTCATTGATGAAGCCGCATTCCATGAGCAACTGAAAGAGCTGCTGAAAGCGGCAATGGCGATGCTGATCTGGGGCGGTAAGGTGCGGGTTATCTCCACCCATGACGGTGATGACAATGAATTTAACACGACGATCACCGACATCCGCGCCGGGCGTCAGGGCGGTAGCGTACAACGCATCACCTTCAAAGAAGCCGTGGCCGAAGGGCTGTTCCACCGCGTCTGTCTGCGCACCGGGCAGGAATGGACGGAGGCCGCTGAACAGGCGTGGATGGCGTCGGTGTACAAATTCTACGGTGCCGGTGCATCCGAGGAGCTTGACTGTATCCCGGCCAACGGAAGCGGCGCCTGGCTGTCCCGTGCCCTGATTGAGTCCCGCATGTCCGCTGATACGCCGGTGTTGCGTCTGACCTGTCCGGAGGGCTACGAGCTGTTGCCTGACGAGGTGCGCTGGAGCGAGACGCAGGACTGGCTGGACACACATCTGAAGCCGCTGCTGGAGGCACTACCCGCTGATGCCCGCTCTTTCCTGGGGCGCGACTTTGGTCGCAGCGGTGATCTGTCGGTGGACTATCCCCTGCTGCAGGAGAAAAACCTGGTACGCCGGGTGCCGTTCGTGATGGAGCTGCGCAACGTGCCGTTCAAACAGCAGGAGCAAATCACCTGGTATCTGATGGACGGCCTGCCCGGCCTGCTGGGTGCCGCGTTCGACGCTCGTGGCAACGGCGCTTACCTTGCTGAATATGCCATGCAGCGCTATGGCTCCAGCCGGGTTAAGCAGGTGATGCCAACCGAGGGCTGGTACCGGGAGCATATGCCGCCGGTTAAAGCTGCGCTGGAAGACGGTAACCTGGTGGATTTACCAAAGGATGAAGACACGCTGGACGATCTGCGGGCCGTACAGGTGGTAAACGGCGTCCCCCGCGTACCGGAACAGCGCTCAAAAGCCAAATCTGACGGCGGTAAACGCCACGGTGACTCCGCCATTGCAGTGGCACTGGCCTGGTTTGCCAGCCGTGAAATTAACAAAGGGCCGGTGAAGGCGAGTTCGCGCCGTCGCCGCCAGTCTGCCCGTATGCTGGAGGGATACTGATGGCCAGAGGTCTCTGGGTTTCACCCAGTGAGTTCGTCAAATTTGCTGAACCCACTAAAACACTGACGGAGCAGATTGCCTCGCGCAGCCGTTCCATCGACTTCTTCGGGCTGGGGATGTACCTGCCCAACCCCGACCCTATTCTCAAGTCTCAGGGCCGCGATATCCGTATCTATCGCGAGCTGCGTACCGACCCGCTGGTCGGTGGCTGTATCCGCAGGCGTAAGGCGGCGGTTAAATCGCTGGAGCGGGGTCTGGAGCGTGGCCATGCCCCAGCGCGGGTATTCAGCTTCATCCGGGATATGCTCGACGATCTGGATATCTCCCGCATTATCGGCGAGATGACCGACGCCGTTCTCTACGGATATCAGCCCTGCGAAATCATGTGGGGCCGCTCTGTAAAGTCCTGGGCTATCGCTGATATCGTGGGGAAACCGCCCGAATGGTTCCAGTTCGACAATGACAACCTGCTGCGCTTTCGTGCTAAAGACGCCGGGCTGGAAGGCGAGCCGGTACCGCTGAACAAGTTCGTGGTACCGCGTCAGGATGCGACCTACGACAACCCGTATGGCTTCCCTGATTTGTCGATGTGCTTCTGGCCCGTGACCTTCAAAAAAGGCGGCATGAAGTTCTGGGTGCGCTTTGCCGAGAAATACGGCTCACCGTGGGTTATCGGCAAGCATCCGCGCGGTACCGCTCAGGGTGAGATTGACCTGCTGCTGGATTCCATGGAGGCAATGGTGGAAGACGCGGTGGCGGCCATCCCCGATGATTCCTCCATCGAAATCAAGGAGGCCGCAGGCAAAGCGGACAGTAGCGATATTTATCAGAACCTGATTACGCTGGCCCGCAGTGAAATCTCCATCGCCCTGCTGGGGCAGAACCAGACCACCGAGGCCAACAGTAACCGCGCCTCCGCGCAGGCCGGGCTGGAGGTTACGGATGATATCCGAGACGCGGATGCCGATATTGTGGAAAGCGCGGTGAATCAGGCCATCAAAATGGCGGTGTCGCTGAACTTCGGGGATGTGGCCAGCCCCGTCTGGAAGATGTGGGAGCAGGGAACGGTTGACGATACCCAGGCGACCCGCGACGAGAAGCTCAGCCGCGCCGGTGTGGTCTTCACCCCGCAATACTTCAAGCGCGAGTACCAGCTCCAGGACGGGGATATTGACGAAACACCCCCGTCAGAACGCCAGAATAACGGACTGCCACTGTCGTTCGCCGAGGCGGTGGATGCCGATATTCAGGCTCAGCAGGCCCTGGACGACGCGTTGGATATTCTGATGAACGGAGGCTCGTTAAACGGCACGCTGGAGCCGGTACTGGCACCGTTGTTTAAGCGGGTTGAAAACGGCGTCAACCCGTCTGAGCTGCTGGGCGAACTGGCCGAGCTGTACCCGCAGATGAACGCTGAAGATCTGCAGGAGCGGCTGGCCAGGGTTATCTTTGTTGCAAGTCTCTGGGGGCGTCTGCATGAGCGTAACCACGACTGAACTGGCCTACTGCATGACATTACCCCCAAAGCGGGCTATCGCTTACCTGCGATCAAAGGGCTACAAAATCACCTGGGACTGGGAGGAAATGTGGCAGGATGCCCATGCCCGCGCCTTTACCGTCGCCAAAGTGACCCGTCTGGATATCCTAGAAGATATTCGCGGGGCACTGCAGCAGGCTGTCGATGAAGGAAAAACAGGCCGCTGGTTCCGGCAGGAGCTGGAGCCGGAGCTGCAGCGTAAGGGATGGTGGGGGCCACGTGACACCACCGACCCGGTAACGGGCGAGCCGGTCACCATCCAGCAGGGCAGCCCGTGGCGGCTCGACACCATCTTTCGCACCAATATGTCCGTACTCTACAGCGCCGGTCGCTGGGCTGAGCAGATGGAGAACGTCGACGACAGGCCGTACTGGATGTATACCGGCATCAACGACAGCCATACCCGCAAGAGCCATCTGGCGCTGCATGGTCTGGTACTGCGCTATGATGACCCGTTCTGGCAGGCGTTCTACCCACCGAACGGCTGGCGCTGTCGCTGCGGGGTGATTGCTCTGAGTGCAGCGGAGGTTCACGCCCGTGGTCTGAAGGTCGTGAACTCCAGCAATGCTATGGGGTGGGAGCTGAAACTGGTCTCAGAGAAAACCGGCGAGATGCAGAACGTCGCCACCTTCAACACCGGTACCACTAAGGTGGCCACCGACGTCGGCTGGTCTTATGCGCCGGGCGCGGCTTACCGTCCCGACCTTGCCCGCTATCAGGGTACCCTTAAACCGCTGGCACAGCAGGAACTGAGAGGATAACGATGGCTTCAGATAATCTGGTCAATATCACCATTAATGATAAATCGCTGCGTCAGAGCCTGAATGCGCTGGAGCTGGCGGCGACAGACCTGACACCCGCGATGCGTAAAATCGCCGGAACCCTGCTGACGGAGACCCAGCTTAACTTCATGGATGAGGGCCGCCCGGCCTGGACACCCTCGCTGGCGGCTGAAGAGCGTGATGGCCAGACGCTGCAGCTTACCGGGCGTCTGATGGGGTCGGTATCGACAAACTATGATGACAGGCAGGCTGCGGTAGGTACCAATGTCGTTTACGGAGCCATTCACCAGTTCGGCGGCAAAACTGGCCGTAATGAATCCGTTGAACTGGAGGCCCGCCCTTATTTACCCATCACCGGCGATGGCGAACTGCAGCCAGAGGCGGAAAAGTCGGTTCTGGATACCGTTGTCCGGCATCTTGAATCTGCGGCCCGTCGCTGAATTTTACCCTCCGGGGCGGGTGATTTACCGTGTTAACCGCCCCGGAGCCTTTATAAAGGTTTACAGCCCCCTCGTTTGCCGCTTTAATCGTCGCTGTTTCCCTCCGCTGTCTTTCCTCCCCCACGATTTTTTCTAAAGCAGATTAAAAGCACTGCTGGCGGCTTTTCCACACACTGTTCCCGACAACGTAACGCGGGACAGCAAAATGTCAGCCATTCACATTTTTAAAGCCGGTACTCATACCGATATGCACGGCAAGAAGTTGCCGTTCACGCAAAGCGACCTGGCCGCCTGCGTGAAAGCCTACGACCCGACCATCCACGAAGCACCGCTCGTCATCGGTCACCCCAAAACGGAAGACCCGGCATGGGGCTGGGTGAAATCCCTGTCTCTCAACGGCGGTGATCTGCTGGCGGAGCCTGATCAGCTTGACCCGCAGTTTGCCGAACTGGTGGACAACGGACGCTTCAAGAAGGTCTCGGCCTCGTTCTATCTCCCTGACTCCCCGAACAACCCGAAGCCCGGCACGCTTTATCTGCGTCACGTCGGCTTTCTGGGCGCACAGCCGCCGTCCATTAAGGGGCTGAAGCAGGTGTCGTTCGGCGAGCAGGAAGAAGGTGTCGTCGAGTTCGCCGACTGGAACGACGTGACCAATGCCACTCTGTGGGGCCGCCTGCGCGATTTTCTGATTGGCCAGTTTGGTCTGGATGAGACGGAAAAGGTGATCCCGTCGTGGCAGGTCGAGTCCCTGCGCGAGAAGGCGTACCGCGACACGGACAAGGATGAACCGGCATTCAGTGAAGACAATCCCAACCCTCAACAAGAGAAAAGCACCATGACTGAAGAAGAAATCAAAGCGCTTCAGGCGGAAAACGCCCGTCTGAAGGCGGAAGCCACTCAGCGTGCAGAGCAGGAAGCGAAGGCGAAGCAGGACAAACTGCATGCCGAAAACGTCTCCTTTGCCGAGAAACTGGTCGGCGATGGCCGTCTGGCTCCCAAAGCGAAGTCCGTTGTCGTGGCCATTCTGGACGCGGTTTCTGCGGGCGATAAACCCGTCGAATTTGCTGAAGGCGACATTCGCACACCGCTGGCCACGGCATTCAGGACGCTGCTGGACAGCACTGAGCCGGTGCTGAATTTCAGCGAGCACGCGACCAAAGACCGCGCTGACGTGCCTGCGGTTAAATCGGCCCCGGCTGAGTTTGCCGAGTCCGATCCTGAACGTCTGGCGCTGCATCAGAAAGCGCAGGAACTGTCGAAAAAAGAAGGCATCAGCTATGACGCTGCTGTCGCACGCTGCCTGTGATTAAGGAGAGAGCATGTCTGATTATTTAAAGGGTAAGCGCGTCGTTGATCCGGTGCTGACCAGCATCGCTCGCGGCTATAAAAATGCCGCGTTCATCGGCGAGAAAATCTTCCCCATCGTACAAACCGACAAGGAAGGCGTCAGCGTGCCGACCTTTGGCAAGTCCGCTTTTGTGGAGTACGACACCGAACGTGCCGTGGGGGCCGACAGTAACGTTCTGGTGCGTGAGAAAACCGGCAAACTGGATCTGGTTCTCAACGAGCACGATCTGGCCGCGCCGGTGGACTACCGCGAGCAGGCCGAGTCGATGTTCAACGAAGAGGCCAAAGCCATCCGTCGTGCAACCAGTGGTGTCAATCTGCGGCGTGAGCTGTATGCGGCCCGACTGGCCCAGGACAAGAGCGTCTACCTGGCGGCTAACGTCAAAGCGCTGGCCGCTGCGGAACGCTGGGTCGGCGGTAAGGGCGATCCGATTGGCATCATTGAAGGCGGGATTGACGCGGTACGTAAAGCCACCGGCCTGCGTCCCAACCTGATGACCATCGGGGCCAGCGTGATGTCGGTTCTGAAGTTCCATCCGGCGATTCAGGCAGCGATTGGTGCCAACGAGCGTAAGCGCATCACCCTGGAAATTCTGAAAGACCTTTTCCAGATGGACGACGTGGTGGTCGGCGAGCCGGTCTCCCTGACGTCCATGAAAGACGCGCAGAACAAGGACAAAGTCCCGACGGATATCTGGGCTGACAACCTGATGCTGCATTACGTCAGCAAGCCGCAGCCAGGCACCGACAGCGCCGACGAAAACGAGCCGTCGTTCGGCTATACCCTGCGCCGTAAAGGAATGCCGGTAGCGGATAAATACGACGGCGTCGGCGGCAAGGTGAAGTATTGCCGCTATACCGATATCTACAAAGTCGCCGTGGTCGGTGGCGATGCCGGGTATCTCGTCACCAACATCATTAAATAAGGGGAAATGGTCATGGGTACAACTCAGCAGGTCATTCTGACCACTACCGTGACGGCCAGCGCGGCGCTGACGCAACAGCGCTTTGTCGGGGCCGATAACGCGCCCTGTCAGGCCGGTGCCGTGGCGCTCGGCGTGGCGGAGGTGGATGCCGCTGCCGGTGATTTAACCCCGGTCAATGTGCTGGGCATCGTTGCCGTCGAGGTCGGAGCCGCCATTGCCAAAGGGCAGATCGTTCAGTCGGATGCTAACGCCTGCGCCGTGCCCCAGACAGCCGCCACGGAAGACACCCCGGCGGGTGTTTCTGCCGGGATTGCGCTGGATGAGGCACTGGCTGCAGGTGACGTTATCCGCATCCTGCGCGGGGTGTGACATGTACTGCACCCTGGCGGACTTACTGGAGCAGGTGCCGGAGCGGACGCTCATTGAGCTGACCAATGAGTCGGTTGGTTTTGATGAGTCCCCCCCGGTCAACGCTGCCGTGGTTGAGAGTTGCATTCGCTACGCCGATGAGTTGATTGATGCGCATCTGCGTGGCCGCTACACCCTGCCGCTGGCGGAGGTACCGACTGTTCTGCGGGATATTGCCATCACGCTGGCCCGTTATCGCCTGTACGCTCGTCGACCTGAAGGCGACCTGCCTGACACTGTCAAGGACGACAATAAAGAGGCACGCCGTCAACTGGAAGCCATCCGTGACGGAAAGCTCACGCTGGGGCTGCAGTCCACTCAGAAAGATGTGCCCGAGTCCGGTGAAATCCGGGCGCGGGCACGCCGCCCCACCTTTGGCGGGCGCGATGGCTTACTGGAGAAATACTGATGAACGTCCTGCCCGTTATCGATGCGGTTGTAGCCCGTCTCAGGGAAAAGCTCCCGTCGCTGGCAGTGGAATATTTCCCGGAGAAACCGGCTGAATACCGCCTGAATCACTCTGTGGGGGCGCTACTGGTGAGCTATGCCGGGTCGCGCTTTGATAAACCGGATGATATTGGCGCGGTGCTTCAGCCCCAGACCATCCAGCTCTGCGTCACGGTGGTCTTCCGCCAGCTCAACGGCAAAAGAGGCGCGATAGACGTCCTGGATGCAGTCCGCCGCATCCTCGGCGGCTACACCCCACCGAACTGCCGCCGTCGTATCTGGCTGACCCGAGAAGTGTTTATCGGTGAGGTCAAGGGGCTGTGGCAGTACGCCCTCGACTTTGCGACAGAAAGCGTCTTTATCGAAGACAGCGATTTACCGTCCGGCCCGCTGTTAACCGAAGTGAACTATGAGGAAAGCGAGTGATGAAACAATACCGCTATTCCGGCCCGGCCAGCGGCGTCACGCTGTCGGACGGAACCGAAATCCTGCTCTGGCCGGGGAAGAATGTTTCCCTGCCAGAGGAACATGACTATGTGAAGGTACTGGTGGCGCTGAAGCATCTGACGCCGGTATCTGAAGAGACTAAACCCGCCAGCACACCGGTTGTGCAGTCACCAAAGCGCAGGAACGGCGGCGACAGCGATGTGAAAACGGAGGACTCCCATGGCAGCTAACTATCTGCATGGTGTCGAAACTATTGAGGTGGAAAACGGTGCCCGCCCGGTTAAGACGGTGAAGTCTGCCGTCATTGGCCTGATTGGTACCGCCCCGATGGGCGACGTCAATACGCTGGTGCAGTGCCTGTCTGAGAAAGATGCAGCGGCGTTTGGCAGCCAGCTCACCGGCTTTACCATTCCGCAGGCACTGGATGCGATCTACGACCATGGCGCAGGCACCGTTCTGGTCATTAACGTGCTTGATCCTGCTGTGCATAAAACCGCTGTAGCCGATGAAGACGTAACGTTCGACAAGGCGACGGGCAAAGCACAGCTGGCTAATCCGGTGGTCGCGCAACTGGTACTGAAACCGGACAGCGACGGTCAGCCTTATGTGGAAGGTCAGGACTACTCGCTTGATGCACAGACAGGGGCGATTACCAACCTCGGTAAGAGCATTGCTGCAGATGCAACAGTGAAGGCCAGCTATAACTATGCCGATCCGACCAAAGTCACTCCGGCTGATATCATCGGTACCGTTAACGCCGCAGGCAACCGTACCGGCATGAAGCTGCTTAACGACAGCTTCAACCTGTTCGGCTATTTCGCCAAAATCCTGATTGCGCCGGTGTTCTGTACCCAGAACAGCGTCTCGGTAGAGCTTATCGCCATGGCTGAAAAGCTGGGTGCGGTGACCTACATCGATGCCCCAATCGGTACCACCTTTGCTCAGGCACTGGCGGGGCGTGGCCCGGAAGGCACCATCAACTTCAATACCAGCTCTGACCGTGCCCGCCTGTGCTATCCGCATGTCAAAGTGTACGACGCGGCCACCAATAGCGAGCGACTGGAGCCGCTGAGCCAGCGGGCTGCAGGTCTGCGTGCCAAAGTCGACCTGGATAAGGGCTACTGGTGGTCGTCCTCCAATCAGGAGATTCTGGGTATCACCGGCGTGGAGCGCCAGCTGTCAGCGATGATTGACGACCCACAGAGTGAGGTGAACCTGCTCAACGAACAGGGCATCACCACGGTCTTCAGCAGCTACGGCAGTGGCCTGCGTCTGTGGGGCAACCGGATGGCGGCCTGGCCAACGGTCACCCATATGCGCAACTTTGAGAACGTCAGGCGCACCGGCGATGTGATCAACGAGTCCCTGCGCTACTTCAGCCAGCAATACATCGACCAGCCCATCACCCAGGCGCTGATTGATGCACTGACGGAATCGGTCAACGCCTACGGACGCAAACTGATTGGCGACGGTGCGCTGCTGGGCTTCAGCTGCTGGTTTGACCCGGCCCGTAACGAAGAGACTGAGCTGGCTGCCGGTCACCTGTTGCTGAGCTACAAATACACGCCGCCCCCGCCGCTGGAGCGACTGACCTTTGAGACCGAGATCACCTCGGAATACCTGTTAACCCTGAAGGGGAATAGCTGATGGCCAAGATTGAGATCAACCGCATCACCAATGCCAACATCTATCTGGATGGTGCTAACCTGCTGGGCCGGGCCGAGGAGGTCAAACTGCCTGACGTGTCGATGACCATGCAGGAGCATAAGGCACTGGGGATGGTGGGCAAGGTGGAACTCCCGGCAGGCTTCGACAAGCTTGAGGGCGAGATCAAGTGGAACAGCTTTTACCGCGACGCGATGCTGTCTGCCGCGAACCCGTATAAGTCGCTGGCGCTGCAGTGCCGCTCCAGCGTCCAGCGCTACAGTTCGCAGGGACTGATTGATGAGATTCCGCTGGTCACCTTCCTGACGATCATGTTCAAGAAGAACCCGCTGGGGTCGTTCAAACAGCACGAGAACGCCGAGTTCTCCAGCAGCTTCACCTGCACGTACATCAAGCAGGTGCTGGACGGCGAAGAGCTGCTGGAGCTGGATTATCTGGCCAACATCTTCCGCGTCGGTGGCGTTGACCAGCTGACTGACTTCCGTATCAATATCGGGGGATAATCATGATGGTACCCAAAGTTGATCGCAAAACGGTAGACGACCTGGTGGCATCGCTGAACTATCAGCCCCATCACTTTCCGGGCACCACGCTGACTATCGCCGTTGCCCTGATGCCCGATGGTTTCATGGTCAGCAGCGGTTTCAGTGCAACGGCGCATCCTGGACTGTTCGATGAAGAGACTGGCAGGAAGCTGGCCATCGCCAAAGCGCAGCATAATGCCACGGAAGCACTGTGGCAGTTTGAGGGGTACAAGCTGAAGTCGCAGCAGACAACGGAGAGCCAGGGTGACCGTTGAGATTGAAGACAAAGGCAGGAACTGCGGTGGCATCGGGATGGCAAATGTTACCTGGTTCACTATTCTGGATATTCCGGGGGTGGAAAAGCTGTTTAACACCCAGAAAACCAACGATCCGATTGACTGTACCCGCGCCAAAGCCCGGAAGCTGGCCGACCTGATTGAGGCATGGGAGCCACCCCCGCACTGGTTCACCGGCATCGGCAAAGTTGAAGGAAAAGCACTTCTCATCGCTTTCCTGCGTAACTGCAAGGGGTTTCGTACCCACTGATAACAGGGGCTGCGGCCCCTTTCTTCTTAATCCCCTTTAATATCCGCCACGTTCTCCACCAGACATACTGCCCTGAACTTACACAGGAGCATGAACATGTCACAGACTCAAACTGAAGCCGAAATCTTCACACTGAAATATCCCTTCACCACCGCAGCGGGTAATTCGATCGCTCAACTCACGCTCAATCGTCTGACGGTTAAAGACCTCAAGCAGATCAAGAAGACCCACAAAAACCCGACAGACTGGGATGAGCCGCTGATTTCCCGCAGTACCGGCCTGTTGCCGGAAGACCTGGACAATATGGATCTGGCTGACTATCTGGAGCTGCAGGACCGATTTCAAAAAATCACAGGGTTGGGTAAGAAACATGACAGCGCTGACAAAGGCGCAGGGGCTGCTGGCGAGGTGGTTCCGGTTCCAGCCGGGGGAGATTGAGGCGCTCGATACTGACGATCTGGAGATGTGGCTGGAGCAGGCTGAAGAGCAAATCAAAAGCGAGTATGGCGACGGCGACAGAAACTGATGAACATGACAGCAGCCGGTAACGGCTGCTTTCTTCCTTTATATACCACCCGGAGGATATCCCGTGGCCAGTAACTTTTCCGTCGGTGTTGTTATTGGCGGTATGATTGGCAGCACCTTCCGCTCAGCGATGAGCGGCACCCGACGCGCCCTCGACTCCCTGAGCAATACCTCACGCCGCCTGCAGGAGCGCCAGAATACCTTAACCCGTGCGACTGAACGTTATGGCCAACTGGGTTCTTCCCGGATGCAGCGCCTGAACAGCGACCTGCTGCAGGTCAGTCGAACGATGGAGCGCGTTGAACGCCAGCAGCGCCGTCTATCGGCAGTATCGGCCACCAGTGATGCACTGAAAGCCAACCGTATGGCGTTGTACGGCCAGGGGGCTGAGACCTATGCCATCGCCCGAACGCTGGGTGCGCCGGTTATGAACTCCGTCAGACAGTACACGTCGTTTGAGTCTCAGTTGCGCGATATCAGCATTACCGGTGACCTGGATGCACGGCAGGAGCAGGCTATCGGCACTGCCATTCGCCAGGCGTCGCTCAGAGTTAACCAACTGCAGGAATCTTTGCTGGGCGGTGTCGGTCAACTGGTTGCTGATGGTATGAACCCGGAGCAGGCGGCCAAATTTGCCGGACTGTTGGGTAAAGCGGCTACAGCGACCAAAGCCGATATGACCGATCTCGCAAAAATGACCTATGCCTTCAGCGATGCGCTCAGAATTACCGACGCCAAAGAGCTGGAGCAGGCGTTTGGTATTGCGGCAACGGGCGCCAAGCTGGGTTCATTTGAGCTGAAGGATATGGCAAAAGCATTGCCCGGCATGGCCAAAGCCTTCGCGGCCCGTGGGATTTACGGTAAGGAGGCCATTACCCAGATCGTAGCCAGTCTGGAGGTTGGTAAGGGCAGTGGCTCAGCTGAAGAAGCGGTCACCAATATGTCCAACTGGCTGGCGGCTATGGGGCGTGGCGACACTATCCAGAAGTACGCCAAAGCCGGAGTGGATTACCAGGGGTCGATGCAGAACTATGTCGCCCAGGGGTTTTCCCAGTACGAATCTTCTCTGATGATTGCCAATCGCTTTATTGACGGGAAAGGTAAAGCGTTTTTACAGCAGTGGAAAGCAGCAGGTTCAAGAGGCGATCAGGAAGGCCAGCAGAAACTGATGGAATCCTTTGGACTGGCAGAGGTGTTCACTGATATCCAGACCGTTAATCACCTGCTATCGATGCGTCAGGGATGGGATAAATATCTTTCCAACAAGCAGGAAATGAACACGCCATCTGCAATGTCCACGTTGGATAAGGATGCTGCGAAACAGAACGATACGCTGGAAGGCCGTTGGCGCAGAACGCAGATCGGCTTTAATGATTCAGCTATCAGCATTGGTGAATCCCTGCGCCCGGCGTTGATCCAACTGGGAGAAACGTTTATCCCGTTAATGGACAGCGTTGGTAAATGGATTACAGCAAACCCGCAACTGGTGAGCGGTACGATCAAAGTAGTCGGTGCCTTACTGGCCTTTAAGATGGCCACCATTGGTCTTAAGCTGAGTATTAATCTGCTTATCTCTCCCTTCGTCAGCGTCTGGAAAAATATCGTCCTCCTGCAGTCCAGCTGGCTTCGCCTGACGCTGGCACTGGGTGAAGGCGGTAAGCTTCGCTGGCTGGTAACAGGCTTCAGCACTGTCGCTAAAGGAGCCAGAACACTGGGGAGCGTGTTGTCGGGTGGGCTGGTTCGCGGCATCATGCTCGCCGGGCGAGCCGTTCTCTGGATTGGTCGGGCGTTGATGATGAACCCCATCGGTCTGACCATCACCGCCATCGCCGCAGCGGCGTATCTTATCTATCGCAACTGGGGAGCGGTCAGCAGCTGGTTTAAGCAGCGCTGGGCTGATATTAAAACGGCGTTTAACGGCGGTATCGCAGGAATTAGCAGGCTGCTGATTAACTGGTCGCCGGTGGGCCTGCTCTATAAAACCTTTGCGGCTGCACTGAAGTATCTCGGCGTTGACCTGCCTGCGAAGTTCACTGACTTCGGTGGTCATCTTATTGATGGGCTGATAAATGGCATCAAAAATAAATGGGAGTCGCTCAAAACCACTGTCACCGATATGGGCGACAGCGTCGGCGGCTGGTTTAAAGAAAAGCTGGGTATCCACTCGCCGAGCCGGGTGTTTATGGGCTTTGGTGACAACATAGCGCAGGGTGCTGCTATTGGCCTGCAGCGAACCACACCACTTGCGGCGCTCGCCGGGCAACGACTGGCTGAAGAAATGACCCCGGACGTGCCTCGCCTTCCCCCACCAGAGATTATGGCGGCAGGGTATAGCGGACGTGGAGCCGGTACTGCAGCCAGTGGTGGTGCGTCTGGCGGTATCCAGGTGAACTTCAACCCTCAGTTCTACCTCAGCGGTAAAGAGACGTCGACGCCTGCCGGGCTGACTGGTGCGCTCAATATGAGCGTGCATGAACTTGAGAAAATGCTGGAGCGCCTGCTGGCACAGCAACAACGCCGGAGGTACAGCTGATGTTTGCGGTTCTGGGTGATATTGAGTTTGAACTGATTACATATTGGGACGGCTTCGAGGCGACGTTCGGCGTCGATTACGCTGAACATCCCCGAATTGAGGGTAAGCCCGGTCTGCAGTTCGTTGGCGATAAGCTGGACGAAATCCAGATTAGCCTGGTCTTCCATCAGCATTATTGTGTGCCCGACGTGGAGCTGGCACGCCTGCGAACGGCCATGAAAGCCCATCAGGCGCTGGCGCTGGTTTTCGGTAATGGTGACTATCGCGGCTGGTTTGTGATTACAGACGTGACCGCAACCAGCGAACAGACCGACAGCACCGGTAACGTGCTGGCCGTCAATGCCACCGTGTCGCTCCGGGAGTATATCGGCGACCCCAAAAATCCGCTGCAGCCGCCCGCCATACGCACCCAGGTACCCGGCGCAGGCACGGTCTCCGGAGCCGTTCCTTCGCCGTCCGGGGTGGCAAAGTACGTCCGCGACGGCGTCAATTATGCCAAACAGGCACAGTCCGTTCTTCAGACCACCATCAGTGCCGTCCGGGTTGCCCAGAAGATGAAGGATAACCCCACTGTCGCACTGACCCGCGTGCCGGGGCTGATGAGTGGTCTGGGTAACGTGTCCGGGGCGCTGGGACAAAGCGTTCCGGCGTTCAATGCACTGGCCAAATCCATGCCTGATGCCATCAGTCTGGCCAGAGCCACCAGTGAGGCGGCCACGTATGTACAGCAGGCGCAGTCGTCACTGAGCAATGTGGACAGCAGCAATATTGCAGCGGCGCTGGATGCCGTTTCAGGGCAACTGAATTCCGCTGGTACCACCTTCACCCGCATGTCGCCGGGGTTAAGCACCATGGCCGCCAGAATACTGGCAAGGAGCGTGTAATGTTTCTTGAGCATGTCACCCGTGACGGGGAGCGCTGGGATTCCCTCGCATGGAAGTATTACGGCGACCCGCTGGGCTATCCCCGGATTATCGCGGCTAATCCACACGTGGCCATCACGCCGGTGCTGCCCTCCGGCCTGCTGTTACTGATTCCGGTTATTGAGGCCGCCGACGCCACCACAGAAGAGGATATCGCCCCATGGCTGAGATAAACAGCACCGCACAGGCTGCATCATCGCTGACCGGCGTCAGCGATGTGCTGAGTCCGGTATTCACTCTGTGGTATCTGCAGAAGAATATCACCACCGATATTGCGCCGTATGTCACCCGCGTGACTTACAGCGATAACATCAAGAGCGAGTCCGATACCATTGAGGTGGAGCTGGACGACACAGATGGCCGCTGGATGGATAAGTGGTATCCGGGCAAGGGGGACACGCTGACGCTGAAACTGGGTTACAGCGGAGAGAAGTTGCTCTCCTGCGGTACGTTCTCGCTCGATGAGATTGAGGTCAGTTCACCGCCGTCTGCGGTCGCCATCCGGGGCGTGGCCACCTCGGTCAATAATGCCCTGCGGACAAAGTCCAGTCGTGGTTTTGAGAACACCACGCTGGCGGCCATTGCCGGGCGTATCGCCAAAAAGCACAAGCTGAAGCTGGCAGGCAGTATTGAGGCCATCAAAATAGACCGGGTGACCCAGTATGCCGAAACAGACGTTGCCTTCCTGCGCCGCCTGGCCAGCGAGTACGGTTATGCAGTAAAGGTTGTCAGCGACCAGCTGGTTTTCTCCCATCTGGCCACGCTTCGCAGCCAGGCGCCAGTCAGGCAGCTTTCGCCACAGGACGTGGCCAGCTTTTCCCTGCGCGATACCATCAACCGGGTCTATAAGTCTGCAAAAGTGAAGCACCAGAAGAGCAGCAGTAAAAAGCTGATCGTCTATGAAGCCGATGGAGGTACCAGCGACAGCGACAAACAGGCCAAAGGCGGTAAGGTCACCAGCGCCGACTCTCTTAAGGTCAACAGCCGCGTCAGTGACCCGGACAGCGCCCGGATTAAGGCGGATTCGGCACTGGCCAGACACAACGAGTACCAGCAGAACGGCTCCCTGACGCTGATGGGGACGCCGCAGTTGACGGCGGGTAACAAGATCGAGCTGGCGGGCTTTGGCCAGATGTCGGGACAGTGGCTGATAACCATGGCCCGGCACACGTTTGATCGTAACGGCGGCTACATCACCGAGCTGGAGGTGGCGCGGGGGCCGGTCACGCAGGGCAAGGCGAAGAAAGGCAAAAAGACCGGCAAAACACAGACGCTGACCGTCTATAAACCGGACGGCAGCACATCAACGGTAATAAAGGAGAAGAAGTAATGACAGGCGTCACCCGTCAGGTCGGTACGGTCAGCGCCATCGACGCCGACAGGGTTCAGGCCCGCGTTCGTTTGCCTGAGTGCGATAACATGCGTACCAACTGGCTCAGCGTGCTGCAGCGCAACACCCAGGACAATAAGGACTACTGGCTCCCCGACGTCGGTGAGCAGGTTGAAGTGTTGCTCGATGCCAACGGCGAGGACGGCGTTATTCTGGGGGCGGTTTACTCGGACGTCGATACACCGCCGTTCAGCGACAAAGACGTTCGCGGCACGAGATACGCGGACGGCGCAGAGTTCAGCTATAACCGCGCCACCCATACGCTGACAGTCAGGGGCGGTATTGAGCGTATTGTGGTGGAAGTCGCCGCCGATATCTCGCTGACAGGGAAAAACATCGACCTCACAGCGGAAAATACCACGATCAACGGCAACACGACGCTCAATGGTGACCTGGAAATCAACGGCAACGCTCACGCTGCGGGCAACATCCTGGCCGATGGCCAGAACTCCAATCACCACTCCCACTGAACCTTCTTAAACGCCTTTAATATCGGCATTCCCTTCCGGGGGCAATACTGCCCCCATGAAAACGACCTCAGTATTCTGGCAACCGGCCCTGCAGGCTCCCGGCGAAATCGTCCGGGGGCTGGATGATATCTGGCAGGCCATTCAAATCATCCTGCGTACTCCTCGTGGCAGCGACCCGCATCGCCCGGAGTTCGGCAGCAATCTGCACCGTTATATCGACTGGCCCATCGAGCGGGCCATTCCGCATGTGGTGCGCGAATCCGTCGACGCCATCCGCCGCTGGGAGCCTCGCTGCCAGCTGATGTCGGTTAAACCCGTCGTCGACGGCGAACATCTTACGCTCCGGGTGAGCTGGAAAGGCTCTGACGGACAGGCCCGGACTCAGGAGTTGCTATGGCGCTGACAGAACCCGATTTTATTGAACGCGATGCCGACAAAATTACGGCTGAAATGATTGCCTGGTATGAGAAAACAACAGGGAAAACGCTGTACCCGGCACAGGCTGAACGCCTGCTGATTGACCTGTGGGCCTACCGTGAAATGCTGGTCAGGGTGGCGGCGCAGGAGACAGCCAAACAGAATCTGGTCGCCTTTGCCCGTGAGCCGATGATTGATTATCTCGGTGAGCTGGTCGGGGTATACCGTCTGGCCGCGCAACCGGCCACCACCACGCTCCAGTTCTCCGTGGATGAGGCACTGGCCATTGATGTGCTGATTCCGGCGGGTACCCGCGTCAGCGCCTCTGACAGCATTATTTTTGCCACCGATACTGACGTGGTGCTGAAGGCCGGGCTGCTGCTGGTCAATACCACCGCCACCTGTACCGAGCCGGGGGCCGCTGGCAACGGCTGGCAGCCTGCACAGGTCAGCCAGTTGCTCGATGAGATTGATAACGTCGACCTGCAGGTGACCAATCTGGCGGCCAGCGCTGGCGGTTCAGAGCAGGAGGACAATGACAGGCTCCGCGAGCGTATCAAACTGGCCCCGGAATCATTCACCAACGCCGGAAGCCGTATGGCATACCGCTTTCATGCCATGCAGGCCCACCCCAATATCGTCGATGTCGCGGTGCTGTCCCCGGTACCGGGCACCGTAGAGCTGTATCCGCTGCTCAGCACCGGTCTGCCGGATGACAGCATTCTGACGCTGGTAGAGAGCTTCTGCTCGGATGAAAAAGTCAGGCCGCTCACGGATACCGTGCGGGCCAGAACGCCTATGCAGGTGGATTACGCCATTGAAGCCAACATTATGATCTACCGTGACCAGGACGCGAACTCAGTTAAGGACGCGGCCAACAGCGCCATACAGAACTGGGTGGCATCCCGTACCGCCGCGCTGGGCCGCGATATCGTTCCCAGCCAGATTATCAGCGTGCTGTCTGTCGCCGGAGTGTACCAGGTCGAACTGGTGACACCGGTGCTGCGCGTGGTGGCGGAAAACGAGTGGGCAAACTGCTCTGGCATCACCCTCAACATGACCGGGGTATCTGATGACTGAGCCGTTGTTGCTTCCGCCGCCGCTTGAGGGCGATATCAGCTTCAGAACGCTGGGCAGGCTGGCCGGACGGCTGGATAACATCGACCTGAGCGTGCTGATGGTCTATCTGGTCGATATCGTCGACAGTTCCGCGCTGCCCTGGCTGGGCGAGCAGTTCTCGCTGTTTGGCGATGGCTGGGAGCTGGCAGAGTCAGATGATGTGCGGCGCACGCTGATTAAATCCGCCATCGAGCTGCACCGCTACAAAGGAACGCCGTGGTCTATCCGGGAAATTATCCGCCGCTTCGGCTTCGGCGAAGTGGATCTGATTGAGGGCACCGGGCAGATCGGCTACGACGGCAAGCACAGTTACAACGGCCTTTTTGTTCATGGTGACGCTGAGTCGTGGGCCGTTTACCGCGTCATTCTCCGGCAACCCATCACTAACGATCAGGCGGCATTGTTACGTCAGACGCTGGCCGCCTTTGCTCCGGCCCGCTGCCATCTTGCAAGTCTGGAGTATCAGTCTGTCGCCATTCGCTACAACAACACCGTCAACTATGACGGCAGCTATAACCACGGGAGCAGTTAATTATGGCAAACCTACCCGAACCCCCGCAGTGGGAAGATGGCATCTACCAGATTGAGGTCTCCGATCCCGTTCTCGGCGGGCCTGACGGGATTACCAACCGTCCAGCCAAGCAACTGGCCAGCAGGACGCTGTACCTGAAGCAGCAGGTGGAACAAGGGGTATCTGACCTGGCTGACCATATCGCGGCGGACGACCCACATACCCAGTACGCGCCGAAGGAAAGCCCTACATTCACAGGTACACCGACAGCGCCCACGCCTGCCAGCAGCGACAACAGCAAGAAGCTGGCGACGACGGAGTTTGTGGCCAGAATCATCTCAGCACTGACTGAGACTGTCTCAGGCAAGCTGTCACAGGAGCAGAACGGCGCGGATATTCCCGACCCGGAGGCGTTTGTCAAAAACCTCGGTTTGGGAGAAGCGGCGAAACGGGATATTGGGACAGGGGCAAACCAGATACCCGATATGAGTGCATTCGCTTCTGGAGGTTCTTCGAACGCAAGGTATACGAAACTGCCTGATGGAACGGTTATTCAGCGTGGTAATGCATCAGTGCCGTATGGAGGAGCAACAATAACGTTACCAACCGCTTTCCCG